ACCAACAAATAAATTGTTTGTAGTCTTTGTATTCACAGAGTTTTTTGTAGGAGCATCAAGATCTTTCATCTTCTTCTGTAGATCAATCAGTTTGTCTGTGGTATCTGCTACCTGCTTCATGGCGTTCACAGCGACTTCATACGCTCTTGGGTGCCCTGACTCCTGCGCGACCTCTAACGCCCCGTTGAACGCCTCCTGACCCTTGTCTATGAGGTTGTACAATTGTGCTCTGGTGTAATCATAATCTTTATCCTGGTGATCCTGCTCTTGTTTCTTGGGAACAGGCTTGGATGGTTGTGATTGTTCGATTGCATTCTCTTCGTTCTCGACTTCGATATCAAAGATGTCTTCCATGTTCTTTTCAAATTCTTTCATAGCAATTCAATTCCTTCATTAAATCCAAAGTCATCGGTACTGATAACAAGTGCATCGTCAGCAGCATCGATTACACCATCAGCATTTTTATCCTCCAATGCTTTAGGTGCATATGTAAGTTTTGTATTTCTGTTGTCTGGAGATTCGTTCTTGTCTCCAATTGATTCGTATACAATTGCTTTCTTGATAACACCTGCTTTGGTGAATGGACCGTAGATATAAGATCTAGCTGTAAAGTTGAGAGTCCATACAATACTTCTTCTGTCTAGGAAGTCTCCATCCCATTCATCTTCGTAGTTGATATTATTTAAATTAATAGCAACGTCTTTCTTTTCTCCCATGTCAGGGATCATGTTCAGTGTGATATTAAAGTTAGGCTGGAAGTATGGTAGTATCTGTTCAAGAATTTGCAGACCATCATCTTGAGACTTGGCAATGATACCAAGTTCAAACTCTATGTTATAAGGTACTGGTACGTATTGTACAGAAAGAGCTTCTCCATCCGAATCAATAGTCTTCTTGAGACGTTGGGTAGGAGCAATTTTTCTAGTAGTGTCGTATGTGATATTAGTCATATCAAAATACAGACGAGGTACAGTAATTGCTACTTTATTAGTAACGTCTGCATTCTGTTCTAGTCTTGTTAGAAATTTTTGTTTGGGACCGTAAGCAAGAGGAACTTTTTCTGCCTCCAATACTTCTCCCGTAGAAGGATCTTTCTTTCTAATTTCAATATTATTGAATAGTGTACCGAAACCGATTACTGTTTTTCTAATCGCTTCGTTATAAAAATGTGGTCCTAACATCAGAATTCACCAGTAACGTTGCCATACTCTCCGAATGGATTCACTTCAGTAAAATCAAGTAAATCATTACCTGTAGTCTCAATGTATTTATTGTCGGCGTACTGGACGTTTTCTAGTGTTAGATTGTCTACTGTAACGCTGTCTTGTACAGTACCACTCTCCGCTCCAGTGATAGTTTCACCAGGAGTAAAGTTACCATTTCTATTGATAAGTTTAAGTTCGTGGTTGTCTCTATCCCAGAACGATACTTCTGCAGTAGTTCCTGTAGTTCCTCCAGTTACAGTCTCGCCCAATGAATAATGAGTTGTTGCATCAGTATCCATGGCAAGAGTAATTGAAGGAGCAAGGATCTCTTCGATAACATCAATCTCTTCGATGCCTGTCTCGAACTCATCATTACCAAGTTCGTAGATCTCTGCAGTCATTGTATAAATGTAGTTCTGACCTAGCTGGTAGAATGGTGCTTCTCTTTCTACAAACTTAATCTCGTATAGATCTTGAGTAAGTGGTAGATAGATAAGGTCTCCTTCATTAGGTCTACCATCAACAGTTGTGACATCAGCAAACTCTTGGAATACCTGACTCCACCTGTTCTGTGATACCACCATTGTAATTTCATCGGTGATGCGTAGACCAAACTTACTAATGAATTCAGATGGTGATCCAAATCCCTCAACATTAATCAGTAGCATCTCGATCATGTATTGAGTAGTAAACTCGGAATACAATACATCATTCAGTGCAATATCTTTAATCATCTTCCGAGGAAGATAGTAGACATCACTACCAAACAGTTTGATCTGCTCATCAATTAAACTTTGAATGAGTGATTGTTCGCTGTTAACACCACCGTGTTGAGGAAAGTAAATACTTTTCATCCGATCATATCCATTGGAGGTAGTTCATAGTAAGAAGAACTCTTCTCCATAAGAACATCTATTTCTTTTTGAGCATCTTCAAACAGCTGCCTACCATTGAGTGATACACCACCAGGTAGCTGTACGTTGTTAAACTTGATTAGGTTCTGTCCCCACTGTCTCTTAATCAGTGCAGTTAGATATTGCTTGACAAAACTATCGTTATATACTTGAGTAAAAGTTTCTGGATTAAGATAACGTTGACAATCAATCAACAAATAATTACCTTCAACCATTCTTGCTTTATCAATATCAAGATACAACCTGTCTGATCTTTGATTGAATCTATACTGAACCAATGATCCAGTCTGGACAATCATGTCAAGTGTCTCAAAGTATTGCTTGAGCATATAGTAATTTGACATATCAAAATTACCAAAAGCAAATCCTGATGAGAACGAAAAGATGTCCATCAGGAAGTATTGGTTATTCATACCAAAGAGATTGTTTCTCGCAAAGTTAGATGAGATACCCATCACTTTGGAGATGCCAACTATATGTTCTGGAATTTCAATAAAGTTTTTTCTAGTTGCCCAGGTAGATGCATCAGGAGCTGGTGTTGATGAAATTTCATCAGCTGCATCAAAACGTGCTACATCGTCTGCTGTAATCTCATGCTTGAGATACATTTGTTCAACGCCATCAAAATGACGCTCTCTATAGTATTGGAAAGCATCATCGATCAAGTCATCCAGTTGATCATCATCTACGTTAATTTCAAGAACTGGATGACCGAGACGCCTCAAACAATAATCTTTGAGTTCTTGTCTACTTGAGGGTTCTGCCATTAGTTACTCCTTATGCCTGTGCTTCAGACCAGCGAATGTTGATCGTAGCATTAACTGCGCTACCAGACGTTAGATAAGCGTTGATTGCTAGCACGTCTGGACCGTTGGGGAATGTACCTCTACCACCAATAGGAGTGTTAGTAAGTTCCTTCAGTTCTGATAGATCGATGTTGTCTCTAGATCCAGGTGCTGCAGTGAATGCAAAGACCTGCTCTCCAGGAGTTGCTGCACCAGTTAGAGGTGCGAACACATAGGTAGAAGATCCTGCAGAACCAGCTCTAGTTCTGTCAGAGAACTGAATCCAGGTTGTGCTACTATTTCTTCTAAAAATGTTAGCAACAGTAGTTCCTCCTCTCAAGTCACCACCAGTTACCTCAAAACCAATCTGTACACCACCGATGTCTGATGTATTAAAGAAGACATAGTTGGAATTGTAGTTTTGTGTGCCAGCGTTTGATGCTGAAACTGGAGCGATACCACCAACAAAAGTAATATCACCACCAGATGCAATCTGTGCAAACGATGGTTGTCCACCAGAACCACCTGTATTCAGACCTGCCCAGGTAACATCGTTTGGATCGGTTGGATAGTTTTTAGGATTGAGAACACCCTCAATAATGATACCTTGTGAACTTGATCCACCCTGTGCAGTAATCTCAATGTTCTTGAGTAGCAGCTGTGCTCGGTTGATTAGTTCTCTCTCACCTAGGTCACCAGTGATAGCATTAGAAACACTAGGCGATAGTCTAATCAAGAAGATTGTAGACTTGGTAGTTGTAAGTTCAACTTCTTTTTCCTGATAGTTGAATAGGTATCCACGGTCCTCATCAAATCCACCATCAGTCAGGAATGCAGAACCCCAGTGATTAATCTGTGGTGTTGCTGTGTTTGATAGTAGAATAACACCAGTGTTTTCTGCATGTTGTGCAGCACTACCTGCTTTATATGTTCTTTGAGAACCTGCAGCAAAGTTAGTGTAATTTGCAGATCTAGTAAGACCCGTCAAAAGATTCAAACTTCTGTTGGTGTATCTTACAATTTCATTATTGATCAGTAGCGTTCCGTTGTTGGGGAACAATGATCCATCTTTAAGAGTAATGGTATCAAGTTCTGCTTGAGCCAATTGATTTGCTAGTCTACCTTTAGCACCTTCGTTGATAACCTCATAGCGAACAGGTAGGTTACCAGAACGCATAAATGCTTCGTTGTTTCTGTTGTTGTTCTTAAGTCTATGACAGAAAACAAAGTTACCAGATGGACCTCTGAACATCCAATCAATGAATCCAGCACCATACCAGGTGAATTGGAATCCGATCATCTGCATCCTGTTGATTTGAATATCAAATCCAGACTTACCAGTTCCATCGCATCTATCAATGTTCCACTGATTTTGTGGAATAATAATTTCTTTAGTCAGTGCTGCCTTAACATTAGTTGCATTAGAGACGCCTCTAAAGTCTGGATTCATGAACAGTCTAGAGTTGTTATCAATTTTTGTGATAACGTGAGACATACCACGAATGACAATTCGATCACCAACAGATAACTGTTCGGTGAACTTGGTGTTAGTTCCATTAAGTTCGTTAGAGTCTGATGTTGCTGTTACTGTACCAGCAATTTGGAATGTAGAAGATCTCAATCCAACAGCAAGGTTAGATCCATCATACTGGAAGAAGATACCATTCTGATCGTCAAATGCACCAGCACGAACAGTAGCACCCTGCCATCTATACAGAGCAACAACTGGTTGATCACCAAATGCTGCTGATGTAGCTGCTAGGTTATTCTGTGCAAGAACAGTAAATGTAATTTCATCAATGACTGACGCTACAGTGTAGTGGTCATTGTATCCTGCTGTAGTCAAACCAGTCAACTGAATTTCGGCACCAACCTGTAGACCGTGATTGAGGTCATCAGTAACACAAGTAATGATACTACCGATTGTAGTGCCGTCAGCATCTACACTTCTTAAATCATAAGAAGGTGCAAACAAAGCACCAGTGGTATACATGATACCTTTACCAGACTGATATCTGATATACTTCTTGGATTGACGAACAGCTTGTGCGCCGTGTGCAGGAGATCCAGTTCCTAGTTGAACACCACCATCAAATGGTCTGTGTGTATAGAATGAATCAGTTCTTGGATATACAGAACCAGTAATACCGCTAGCTGTAACAGTACCAGTTGTTCTTGCTGTATAAGTAAAGTTGTCTAGACCAGGTACTTCATCTACAAAGAATGGTCCAGATGCTAGATCATGACCAGTTGCACCTGACGTAATTGATACCAGAATAGTATTGCCAGGTACTAGACCATGGTTAGTTTCAAATGCTACATTAATCTTCGCAATAGCGGAGTATACTACTGTGGTTCCATTTCCTACAATACTTGTAACAG